TACCGAGGATACCTTTCTTGGGGCGGATAATGGCTGCATGAGTGTAAGCTTGCACGTAAACGCAGAATATTTTGCAAATGAACGCAGAATTTTCTGAAAAAATAAAAGACGCCAAAGGCCATTGCAAACAGACGATCTTTCCTAACAAACAAGAAAGATCGTCTGTTTGATTTAATGAAACGAAAAGCCGGAGAGATCATCACCGGCTCCCTGAGTGGATGTAGGATTCGCTATTTTGCTATTTTGTCACAGCCGCCTTCTCAATCTTCCCAGCAACTCCGATCGAACTGAATGCGCTCGATATGGCATAAGCCCCTGCCCCGATCATCGCCAGGGCTTTATCCTGGTCCATCGGCGGCAGGCCTGAATCGGGCCAGAGGGTACCAGCCAGGCCGACCGTCCCGGCGATGATGGTGCCAGCCCCAGTCAGGGCCTTACCTGTCACCCCGATCATCGTCTTCTTTCCGTCCAGCTTCTTCGCCACGTAGGTCAGGCCCAGTTTCACCAGCAGTTTGTCGATCACCATATATCTCTCCTCGTCTTTTGCGTCTCTCGGACAGCCCCCGAATCAGGCTTGTCAGACTGATCCGGACCATGAACATCTTGCCCTTCGGACCAGGGCCGTAATCGTTATCCATCATTACTAGGGGGTGATGAGCGGATCGACCGCCGGATCGGTGTAAATCGGGGTATCAGTCAACCCTGGAGAGGTCGTGGCCGACCCGTCACCAGCGTTCGTGGCAACTGACGTCGAGGTCGTTTCGGTGCTCGTCTTGGTTGCCGGAGAGTTGTCACCGAATGTCTTGACACCGGAGTTGTAGCCGATGGCGTCGATTGCCTCCACCGTCCCCGCTGTGATAATACCTACCGTCGCCACGTTACCGACCGCCCCGACGATGGATTTGGCAGCCTGGTTTCGGTTGGTGGAATCGGCTATCAACACGTCGTTGAGGTTTGTGCCGCCGCTGCACGGGTCCATATTCTTGCCGGTGACGGCACCTACCATCTGAAGCATGGTTTTCTGCTGCTCGATCACGACCACGGCCATATCCGAGAGCTTGTCGTAGTTCGGGGCCTTCGAGGCCATTGCCTGATAGCATGCCGTCCTCGCGGCCTCTTTCGACTGTTCGAGTGCGAGCAACGGATCGCCAACCTTGAATTCATGCATCCCGCAGCCGGAGAGCATGATTGACACGGCCAGCACGACAAACATGGAATAAATGGTTTTCATTGCGTCCTCCTGTGTGGTTAGAAAGCTATTCGTATCTCTGAGCCGGGTTCGGGACTGTGAATACATTACTGCCGACGACCAGGTACACAGTCCCATACCGCCTTGCAATCTCCGGCCCTGATATGCCAAATCGATAGGTCGCTCGATCAGGGTTGGAGTAGCCGTCAAAACTTCCCGAGGCGATCAATTGATTGTTCCGGTTTTTCACCTTGACCTGCGGGGCGCCATAACTTTTATTCAGCAGCACCGCCAGTTTCCCACCAGAGTCGGCGACCGGTTTCCAGAGTATCCCGTGCCCAGCTACATTGGGGTATCTGGAACTGGGTTTTGGCGCCGTAGTCGGCTTGGTGATAGCAGTGTCCGGTTCATCCTTGTAGATCTCCTCGTCATCGTCTTTGTCGCCGCAGCCGGTGAGAAAGAGCGTCAGGAAGAGCGCAAAGAAGAAACTGGCCAGAGCGCTCACCAATAGTCTGTGATCGTGGTTTTTCATTTCGTCACCATATTGACCGGGGCGCCGAGGCTCATGAGTTCGCGCACCAGGTCCGTTGGGGTTACGCGGCAATCGATGCCGGCCCCGGCCATCCGTAAGATCGCCATGGCGTACTCGGCACATTGCCACCGTTTGTTGTTGTCTCGGGTCAAGCCGAACAGGCCTTTGATCGCCTCCAGCTTGGAGTATTTCTGCCCAACGCGAGACAGAGCATACTCTTCCACCTCCGCCGACCATTCACCGATGATGCCGTCGACCGGGAGGTGATAGAACGGCAGGAGCTTGGACAGCGGGAAGATCCGGATCTCAGGCACAACCGCTTCCAGGACCATCACCCTGCCGCCGACCGGCCAGGCGATGCCGACGTGGGAGTATTCCGAGCGGGTGAATATCCTGACGAGTTGGGACTCGATGTCGGCGACAGACCACCAGCCCTCATGGGTGAAGGCCAGTAGATCGCCCGGGCGGATCTTGTCGCGGACATCGCTATACAGCATCGCCGTACCTCGCCGGCCAGCCGCTGGAAAAGTCGTAGGTCTCGGGATCGGCGCTCGCCTCCATGGCGGCCCGGTGAACCTCAGCGGCCTTGAACAGCCGCTTGTCCAACGTCTTGACCGCCTTGATAATGTCCTTCACCAATCCCCTGGTCATCGGCACGAACGCACCGGACATCGTCTTCCACATGACCGGCTCCCCGTCGATCACGACATGGTCGGTGTCAGTTCCAGTCGTATCTTTGACCTCGTCCTTCAGACCGAGATGCTGGATTCTGGAATAGCCATCGCTATGAAACCAGGCCCCGCCGACATTCACCCCGCCGGTGATCCGACCGTCACGCTCCGCTTTGATCAATTCCCACACTGCGGTCTGTCTTTCTGCCAACGGCAGCGGCGGAATCGGTTCGGTTGCGACCCTGCCGTTGATCACCGTGATCCGATGGTTGATTGGACGATTGACCGTGAGCATAAACTCTTCTTCTGTGGCATCAATAAGATCCGTGGGGAGATTGTCATATTGTCCCCACTCCGGATAAAAGCATTTTGTAGTCGGGCTGTATCTCATCTACATATCTCCATCATGCCGGGGTTATATATCCGATTGCTAACCATGNCGCTGNTTGACTGGCTAACGCTCCACGGATGTTAAAACCGGTATTAGTACCGGTATCCATCCAAGTGGCTGCATTATTGATGTTCGTCGTTTGACCTGTTGTAAAAACTCTGTAAATCGTAGTAAAAGCAAGTGGAAATGCGACTGCTGCAGCAGCTCCTGGAGTAGCTGAGCATGTTGCCAACCCCCACTGTAGGACAACACCGTTTGAGAATTTCTGATATCCGGCCACAGCAGGGCTTCCAGCAAATACATTTCCGATAAATGCTGTAGTTGCGATATTGGTGCTGTTGTCGGTATTCACCGGTGTCGGCGCAGTCGGTGTGCCAGTCAACGCCGGGGACGCCAGGGGTGCCTTGAGCGCCAGATCCGTATCATCGGCGATGGTGCCGTCGCGGTCCTGGAACGTGTAGGTCCTGGCCGCCGTATTGGCATTGGTGAAAAACGATTTGATCGTCCCCAAGGCATTCATGAAGTTGATCGCCAGTCCGGTCAGGCCGGGGACCCCGCCGGAGGCATCCTTGTCCAGCGCCGACATCGGCCGCAGGTCGGCGATCCGCACGATGGCGGTATCGCTGGTGTCGACCTGGGCCAGGGGGATGTAGTCGCCGGACGGCGGGGTCGCCGATACCACCACCGTCCCGGCGCCGTTGACATACACCCAGTTGACCAGCTGCTGTCCCACCGGGGCGGCAGTCATCGTCAAGCTGCCGGAGACGATCGAAAGGCGCGCTCCAGCCATCCAGACGACGGCGGCCGTATAATTGACGACCAGGCCGGTTCCGGCCGTCACCACCCCACCGGAGATGACCCGGTTGACCGATAGCAGCGCCCCGGCGACCACCTCGTCGATCTTCTCGTTGTCGTGCCATTCATCGTCCCAGTTGACATCGCCGACGGCGGGGAGGCGCTTTTTCAGCCTCGTCGTGTAGCTATTTGCCATCGCTTTCTCCTTATGCCGAAATGGTGAGAATCCAGGTCATGACCATCGACTCGCCGGACTCTTTGTTTTTGACCGGGAACACCGATCGGCATAGCATCTGCCCGGCCGAGGCGCTGTTGAAGATCCCGGCCTCGGTCAGGGCACCGGTGCCGTCACCCGCCGCCCAGGTGCAGATATACGTCACCTTGTTGGCATCGGCGCCGGCGCCCTGGGTGCGGGAATCGAGGGCGTTGCGATCGAGTTCGGTCTGCAGGGCGGTGTCGGTGGCGACCGGAGTAGTGGTGCCGGTGCCGATGGCCATGTGCGACATCTGCGCCTCGCCCCGATCCGACAGCTGATCGGCGATATGGTTCTTGCCGGTGGTGACGACCAGGTTCGGGCACCAGCCGCAATCACGGAACGCTCCGGTCTGCTCGTTGATGAACAGAAAATGAACTCTGCCTATCGGCTTTACCCCTTCAGCCATGGCCGACCACGCCGCCCGCAGGTTCGCCCGGCTCGACAGCACCAGCCGCACGGCCCGGAGCCAGAAACGCCCCCATTCCAGCACTTTTTTAACCATCATTTCCAGTACCCCTTATCGAGTTTTAACGTTGCCTCCGGAGCGTAGGCCCGGATGTCCTGCCCACAGCGCGGGCAATCAAAGGTTGTGGCCGGCCGGCCGCCAGCAAGCGGCGCCAGGTTGGCGACAGCGACGCCGCCGGCCTCGCTCTTCAGCCAGTAGACGTGCCGCCGGCAATGGGCGCAGAGCACCCGGGGGGCCTGCTGCACGCTGATGCCGAGATCGTCGCCTGTCTTGATTCTGCCGATCATCTCACCCCCCAAACGGCGAAGCGCCGAAACCGCTGCTCAAATGGCCGCCGAAGCCGCTGCCGATCAGCAGTTCCTCGTCTACCTCTGCCGCCGCATCCAGCGCAGTGCTGATGGCCACCAGTAGCCGTTCGAAAATAGATATCTGGTCCGGGCTCTTCTGCCGCCAGGCTGATAGCCCGCCGAACATCACCTCGCCGAAACTGCCGCTGCCGAAGCCGTACACCGCCCAGACTTCAGGACTGGTATCGGCCAACACCACGGTGTCGGCCTGCTGCCCGGACAGATCGGCATACATCGCCACCGCCGTCGTCACCGCATCGGCCACGATCGGCCGATAATCCATGAGCAGTTGCAGCAGATCGGCCACCGCCACCGCATCGGCATGGCTCATGTTGAGCCGCAGCAGCAGCTCGTCGATGACGTGCGCCAGGTCGTCGAAGTGGCCGATCTCGGTGACGACGAACGTCATGGCATCGCTGACTAGCACCGCATCGGCCCGATTCATCTTGGTAAGCAGGTAATAGAGGTTCTCGGCGACGATCCGCAGCAGGTTGATCGACCCGTTCTTACCGGAGCCGAACCGGCGGTCCATCGCCCGCAGCACCATCGGCACCTTGTTCATCTGATTGAAATTGGCGCTGACCTGGATCACGTCTTCCTTCTCCAGGTCGAACTGCTCGAGATAGGCCAGGAAGGTGTAAAACGTCGACGGCCAGGAGTCGACCGACAGGTAGAAATCGGCCACCTTCGCCGCCATCGCGGCATCGCGGATCAGGTCGAAGGTGTAGCCGTCGGCGCTGGTCTTGAGGCCGAACCGGCCGATTGACGTCGCATTCTCGCGGGTCACCGAGGCGAGGAATCCGGCCGTCGACGAGTCGTCCGCCGTCCAGTCGCGTTTATAAAAGAGCTGCACCCGGTTGGCGATATCGCGCAGCGGCTGGCGGGCGGCTTTGATCGATCGGAGCTGCACGTCGGTGGTGTCGAGCAGGCGGACGGCCGGCTTACTGGCCGGATGGCCCTCGCGCAGCGCCATCTTGAGCTTGCCTCCGGAGGAGAAAAAGCGGCTGTGGCTCTGGCGGCAGATGCGGTTGACCGCCTCCCGCACCGTGGCCTCGGCCCCGATCATCCCGTCGAGGCGATAGCCCAGGGTGCTGAACTTGGTGGCGATGGTATTGAACGAGGTGGTGTCAAAGTCGGTGGCCGCCACCCCAGCCTTGGAGGTCAGCAACTTCTTGACCGCCAGATCGGGGCGGATGTAGTCGGCGAGGCTGGTCACCTCGGCCGTCACCGCGTCGGAGTAGACCACCTCGGTCGGCACATATTCGACATCGAAGAAGGCGTGGAGGATATAGACCGCCTTGGCGTCGCCG